ATCGCTCAGGAAACGGCTTAAGACAAAAAACTGCTAAACCCCAACCCCAAACACTCCTGCCTTTCCTGATGTGAAAAAAAATGGGGAAAGTCCAGAGTTTAGCTTCTTGACTCTTATTGGTGTATAATCTATATCTGTATGTTCTTTTCATCTTACTTACTTATATTATACAAAACTTTCATAAATCTGACAACTCTTTTTAATGTCTCTTATTTTGTTTGGATAGATCATACCCTGCCTTCTCTAAAATCATCTTAAACTAAGCTAAAAGAGTATTATCGTCCCATTGGGTTTTCCTGCCATGCTTACTCCTTACTAGATGTCTTGGTCTTCTCCCGCTCTAATTCTCGTATCTTGTTGTTCAATTCAGCATTCTTCTGCTGTAAATCATTTACCATAGCAGATAATTGTTCTATCCTTAATATCTGTCTACCTATAACCTTCAAAATAAAATCCTCATTGATTAAATTTTCCATACTTCCTCCTTCTATCTTAAAATTTTATTCTTATCCCTGTTCTCATGTTATAAAAGAATATTATTCTCCTGTCCACACTAATGATGTAGCAAGCTCACCATAAGAACTCACTGCAACCCACAGGCCAGCATTGCCATAAGCTATATCTTGTGTGAAGTGTGAGCTAAGTGTCACAATTCTCTGTGTCCAGTTAATACCATCAGGTGAAGTGGCTATCTTACCACTATCTCCACCTGCAACCCATAAGTCCTTTCCATTATATGCTATAGCACCTATAACGTCTGACCCTAATGATGACTCTCTCTGTGTCCAGTTAATACCATCAGGTGAAGTGGCTATCTTACCACTATCTCCACCTGCAACCCATAAGTCCTTTCCATTATATGTTACAGTTCTTATGTTAGTTGTCCCAAAGGAGGAAGTCCTCTGTGTCCAGTTAATACCATCAGGTGAAGTGGCAAGTTTACCATCAAGTCCAACGGCGACCCATAGGTCTGTTCCGTTGTGTGCTACATCCCTTATAGTAGTCGACCCAAAGGAGGAAGTCCTTTGTGTCCAGTTAATACCATCAGGTGAAGTGGCAAGTATACCTTCCCATCCAGCAACAACCCATAGGTCTGTTCCGTTGTGTGCTACAGCATATAAAGGTTCTCCAGTCCCAAATGGAGTACTTCTCTGTGTCCAGTTAATACCATCAGGTGAAGTAGCAAGTTTACCATCCCACCCAACGGCGACCCATAGGTCTGTTCCGTTGTGTGCTACATTTGATATATGAGTTGTCCCAAAGGAGGAAGTCCTCTGTGTCCAGTTAATACCATCAGGTGAAGTGGCAAGTTTACCATCAAGTCCAACGGCGACCCATAGGTCTGTTCCGTTGTGTGCTACAGCACTTATAAAAGTTGTTCCAAATGACGAATCCCTTTCTATCCAATTAGACACAGCAAACATTTGCAAATTAACTATATTTCCTAAAACCTTTAACCCGTCTGTAGGGTTATATCTCATATAGCTGGTAGGGCTACCCATGAAGGCTTTATATTCTCCACTATCCTTTCCTAGGAAAATACCTGCCTGTGCTCCATCAGCCGTAACCCCTGAACCACCAAACTTCAGTGTCTCATCATTAAGGCTTATCTGTGTGCCTGCTGAGGATGCCCAATTATTTGAGCGCAAATAACCAGTAGTTACAATACCACCATCTATAGCTGTCTGAGTAACATCCGCTCCGTCTGCTACATTGATATCATTCCTTACATCTGCAGGATTCGTAACAGTTATAGCTCCTTTAATCCTTAGATGATTAGTAGGGTCATACTTCAGATAACTATTAGATTCACCAATAAACGCCTTATAGCTACTACTGTCCTTCCCTAAGAATATTCCAGTAGCACTACCAGCAGCGTCTACATTAGACCCGCCAAACCTAAGTGTTTCTGATTCAGAATCTAACTGCATACCTGTTGTAGTTGTCCAGTTACCTTCTAATAGGAGTTTCCCCCCTGCTGTTATTCCTAGACTACCTGAAGTACCTATTATCCAGTCTAGGTCTTGAGGGTTATCAGCAGTAACGTCTGCTTCTGTATGACTAACTGATAGAATACCTGATAATGCTCCACCATCTAGTACTATCTTTCCTGATGATATAGCCGTACTGCCAGTAGAATCTGTTATAGTAATTCCTGAATGGTCTATTACAACTGTTCCCTCCTTATTCCCAAAAGCATTTGGGTCAAGGAAGGGAGCGTTGGAATTGTGCCAAGCTAATAGTTCCTCTTGTGTACGAGCTACACTATCTATACGAACTTCGTCTATCAGAGCATTGGCTATCTCTCCATTGACATAATTTGTTCCAATATGACAGTATTCTCCTGGCGTACCCCAATCTTTAGCCGTAGAATCTGTATCAAAGGTATCGTCAGCCTGAAGTAACCATTGGTTATTATCAAAATCCCAAGAACATGCAACAGTATGCCATTCTCCTGCCTTCCAGCTAGAGACATCTATAATACTTGTATCCCCATTCTTTATGTATAACCTCAAAGCATTAAGGTATATATAAAGGATAACCCGAAGATCATATCCATGTGTGTCAAAAAACATATGTGGTGTATCTATATCACTAACATCCTGATCAAGACATATCCTACATGAGAATGTACCTTGCTTAGTTAGCGTATAGGGATATTTTAGTCTACCTGCATCTCTTGAACCATCTACAAAAGAAGTTGGAAAAGCCTTCTTTTCTATCTGTGGCTGATAGGCTAAGAAGTCTAAGGAATCACTTGCATCTTCTGCTTTAAATTGAAGCTGAACAATAGCAACTCCATCCCCAACATTGGATGCTGTCCATTTCTGCCACCCATCAGCAGGAATATAAGTAGTCTCCCCTGAAGGAGTTTTTTTACTCCTTACAACCAAACTTCCACTGAGAACCTTTACCCATGTTTGATAAGAATAGTCTTGACCATCCTCACCTGTTCCTAAGTCATAGAAGTATTTCAGAATATCACTACCACCACTAGTCTGTATCCGTGTCCCATTACTCCCACCAAATGGGTCTTCTTGTCCTTGTGTAACTGTTACACTTGCTCCCGAATAAGCAGTCCAATCAGAATAATCGGTATCAGTAATTAGGTTCTCGGTAGCTTCTTCTATACCTACTGCACCGCCTCTCCAACCGTCCTTCCTAAGTGTGGCGACTAAATTAGTCCCATGAACCAAGCCATAATCTTCTTTTGTAGTGTTTTCATAATCATAAGGCTCTAATCCAGTTGTAGACAACAGGGAAGAATCGAAATGGAAGAGTTCTCTTGTATATTCATCAATAACTTCATTCCAAGTCTGATTTGAACCTGTAACAGTTATATCTCCCCTAATCCTTAGATGATTAGTAGGGTCATACTTTAAGTGGCTGTCAGTTTCTCCTATAGCTATACCATATTCATCAGTAGTATATCCTAAGAAACCATTAAGATTACCAACTCGCAACCATGTGTTTAAGCCCGTCCAAGGAGACCCTGTATGAGTATGAACTGACAAGTATGGAGCATTTTCTTCTGAGGAAGTAATATAAACAAAACCATCCCCAGACTGTCCGTAATTGATTACTGAAGCTCCCCTTTTCCAGGTAGGGTTAGCATCTGCTTCATATTGTCCTGCTTTATCTCTTGTAACTACATACTCAGGAGCATTAGAAGCATCAGTAACTTCAAACCATTCATCATTTACCCCATCTTTTATCCGCAAAATATCATTGACAGCAAAAGTTTCATTCCCTTCAATAGTAAGATGACACGAGTCCAAAGCCGTCATATCTTCTGCAAGAACATCAGCAGATAGAACTGCAAGATTCCCTCCAACACAACTAACCGTATCTTTCTGAAATACTGCTGTTCTAATAGCTCCTCTTGCTCTAATATTTCCTACTTCTAACAAGTCAGGTTCTAAAGTAAACCCTGCTCCGTTAACTCCAGAAGTATAATTATCACTCCTTATTCTAGTACTAGTAACAGCTCCGTCAATTGTAATTGTATTGACTTTAATCCTATTGTTACCACTATCTAATTCTATGTTGGCACTGGATAGTTTGGTAGCTGTAATGTTCCATCCACCTATGGAACCTCCTGTTGCTAATATGTCAGATACAGATAACTGACCACTTTCTGTTAATTCAGTATTAACCCCTTTCCAACTAAGCTTATTTTCTCCTCCATCATATCTATATCTAAAGTATTTACTACTTCCATCCCCTACATAGAATTGAGGATGCCCTGAGTTGTACTGAAGTTGTATTCCTGCATTTCCAAAAGTAGCATCATTAATTGAGATATATTTATCTGTAGAATGTAGGATTATACTTGTTCCTTTGGACAAGCTGTCGGTCCCTATATCCCATCCACCTATCGTACCGCTATCGGCTATGATTTTTCCTTTCAAGAAAACGTTGTCTGTATATAACCCATACCCAGTTGGATTTAAGTCTGTATCATCTACATTGGTAAGATTACCTACTACTACTTTGACATCAGTACCTTCAACTACCCTGATCCAAGGTTCAGAAGGTTGTAATTCTATAGAATTAGTCTCATTCCCTATCTTCAACAAACCTGGCAGATAATTAGGAAGAGTACCAGGACTATTCGGACCACAAGTTACTATGTTATACGTTCCTGTAGAATTATCTGTAGCAGGAGTAACAGCACTTGGAAGTAAATCATTCCAAGATTCCAAATTCCTAGAAAATTTTGTTGCTAAAATTTCTACTTCCAACTCATTAGTAATAGTTATTCTGTCAATTAAAGCCCTATAATTCCCTCCATACAAAGCATCATTAATTTCTATCATGTCATCAGGTTCAAGGGCCAAAGTCTTTGCCTTTGCCTTAAACCTAACCTGCCACTCCTTTAAAAGTTTCCTACTATAGGCAAGAATTCCTGTTTTCTGAGCATCTTGATTGTCATCATAGAAGGCAAAATTTAATTCTCCTCCAGTAGGACGATTAGTTGTCCCAGAACCATAACTAGGCACAACTATCTTTAGCAAGTTACTTATAGGAACATCTGAAATTGCTACGTCTATATACCCTGAATCTTCCTGGGGAGAGTCAATCAATGAAGTAGTAAAAGAATCCTGAAGCACCACAGACGAGTCTATCTTAGCACCATCTCCACTCCAATCAACTACTGAGTTATCATGTACCCTGAGATAAATCTGGTCTCTAACAATTAATTCTGCATCTGCCATGCAAAGTAATTCTGACAAAACCTCTTTCCTACTTCTTCTATACCAATATCCTCCATTAAAAGTGATTCCTCTGTTGGAGTAGATTGTTTCAGCAGATGAGAAGGAACTTAAGTTGAGTTTACTTTCTGGAATTCCCATATCCTCTAAAACATACTTTATGAAGTTAGCAGGGTTTGTTAAACTACTTGTCTCACTATAAGAATATTTACAAGGAACGTCTAAGAAATGATTTCCCTCTTGAAATAGAATATTCTTGTCCGCAACTCCGTCCCCGTCAGAATCAACAACCTCAAATTGGACTACTTGGTATTCATTTCCATCGTTTCCAGTTTTATGTGTTTGAGTACCAGAAGTTACCCAATCAACCATAACACCTTCCCACTGAGTAGGTGTTCTTATTTTTGAAATAGAGTATGAATAGGATGAATTGTATCTTCCAAGTACGTAATACCTTTGGTCAGTGATATATACTGAACGAATAGGTATGTAAGGTTCTCCTATGACAACAGGTACACAGGCATTATCTTGAATAGAATCTTCACTAGGAAAGATATATGAAAGGAGAGGAGTGTTGGGGTAATCTCCATCCAAGTATTTATCAACCCATGATTCTAAATGAAAGATAAGTCTTTGATAAACAGACTCTACCTTCTTTATGGAAAAACTCCATTCCCTTAGTAACTGCTCTGTTCCAGAAGAATTTGTAGCTACTAGTTTTATACTCACAGAACCTGAAGAAAAATCACTAGGGCTCAAAGCAGAATCTTTGTTGCTCACATCTAAAGTAATTTTATTGGGAGCAAACATCCCATACTCAGTCAAGGACCTTTGCATGGTTATTCCTTTGAAGTTGATTATTTTAAAGGAATAACTATTCCCTCCATAAGAGCATGACTCAGTAGACCAATAATAATCTACTGTTCCAGTATCCCCTTTATCTACCTCAAATAACCATTTAAACGATTTGATGTCGTTAACAACTGCTCTTTGGTTGCTATCAAAGGTGATCATACGTCTTCTATCCTCCCAAGAACTCTTAGTACAATAGTATCTATTCCATAGGTAGCTCCGGCAAAAATTCTTCTCCTGGTCATTTTACTGTCAAATCTAACAACATAAGTATGTCCATCATAATGATTGTATTTGAAAGAATTCACTCTCCCATTTCCCTTGTTACTATCCGCCCAAAAATCTAAAACAGTACCTGCATCTTCCTCAGATAAGGCATTCCAACTGATACTTATCTTAAAGATTAAACCCCCTCCATGAGACATCCTCTCTTCTGAACCATCATCTCCTACATGAATAATATCCTTTTTATCCACTTCTTCTGGAATATCTACTATAGGAGGTACAGTAGGATGGATTGAGAGAGTAACGTCTTTGTCAGGAGTTACAGTAGGTACATAATCATATATTTCTTTAGCGGCCATTTGCTACCTCCTGTAGATTTACATTGCTTTCATATTGTTCAGCAATAACATCCCCAAGGGTTTTTCCATCCACTTCTACAGTTACATGAATTATGTTCTGACTAGTAAAAACTGTGCTGGCTTCAGGATTGTAAGGAAGAGATGTTGTTCCTACACTCGTTCCGGTTGTAGAAGTTCCAAGTGCAGGAAGCTTCAAAGATTCTCTAATTTGGGACATAACATTGTAAGCACTTTCAAACATTGGTTGCATAGAAGTCAGAACATCTCCTAAACTAGCAAGTGCTGGTTGTATCAACGAATTAAAGAGAGTAACATTAAACGTTTCTCCTGTAAGAGCTATCTGGAAAGCATCTGAGATTGTCTCTAATAAAGGAACAAGTGCTCTCTTGTACAGAGAAGTTTCCATTAAAGCATCGATTATCCCTTGAACTATAGAATTGTATAAGGACTCTCTTACCATGTTTGAAAAGGCTGCAAACCCTTCTTGTATGCTACTTAGAGAAAATCCTTTTGATAAGGCATTTTTCAATATGTTAACACCAAAAGCAGAAAGTTCTTCAGCTCGCTGCTTAATAAAATCTTGCATTTCTTCACTTAGAGATTGTATGTTTGTCTCATAAGTAGAAGTTAATTCATTTATAGCAGCATCTATTTTACTTAATTCTGCTCTGTATGCTTTTTGTAAATCACCTATCCTTAGAGCAGCTCCTAACTGTCCTCTTCCATGCAAGAAAGGATAGATATCTTCTAATTTCTTTATCTCCGACTCGTAATAGTCAACTGCACTTTCTCTTTGTCTCTTCCAATATTCTAAGGCCTCCTTATATTCTTCCTTAGTTTTGGCTATTGAAGTGGTGTAAGAAGGAATACCTTTACTCAGCCCATAAGCTATCCCAAAGATAGAAGATAACCTAGATGTATATTGTTCAAGAGTGTTAATACTTTGTTCAGTAGTTGCTCTGATATCGTTCAACCTTTGAACTTGCATTTCCTTAAATTTTTGTAGAATCTCATCCAAAGATTTTAATAACTGAGAGGATAACTGAGATTCTTGAGCCATTACATGGGAGAAGATATCACGGTATGACTCAGCATACACGTCAATTGACATTTTCTTGACTTTTTCTGTAACATCTTCGAGGGCAGGCATAAACTCTTTTCTTGCCCATTCTGGCATGTCAAGGATGGATTTCTCCCATTTCTGCATCGCCTTGGTCATTTCAGGCATTGCTTGCCCAAAGGCTTTAACTGTATTGTCAGCAGTGAGAGTTACTTTGCTTTCATATACTCCAGCATGTTTATATTTGTCCGGACCAATTCCTCCAAGAGCTCCCCCTATTGCCATACCGACTAATGCTCCTGGAACACCAAAAAGCCCAAATCCTATAGCAGCTCCAGCAGCCCCTCCTGCTCCTCCGTATTTTCCATGTTGTCCTAGCAATTTGTTGATTGTTTTCCCGCCTATATAACCAAGGCCAGCCGCTCCTGCCATTGCAGTGCCTAGTGTAGCTATACTTCCTAAATCAAGAGAGGATATTCCTCCTATAGAAGACAAACCTTTAAATCCCAAAGCACCAGATAAGTTAGCCCCTCCCAATAAAGTTCCTAAAGTCTTCTTGCTTAGAAGTGATTGGATTCCACCAGAAAGTGCTCCAGAAAACCCTCCAGAAACTCCCCCTGCTTTTGCTGCTGCCATAGCAGTCGAGCCTATATTAAACAAACTTCCTAGGAATGATGCAAAGGAAGCCATAACTTTTTTGGACATCATGTTTGCTATCGCCTGTAGGAAGGAGTTAACCATTGAGTTACAAAAACCTTTCCATAAATCTCTTAAAGACCTTATATTTCCTTTCATAGCTTCAAAGAAGTAATCCCTGAAGCTGGTTTCCATATCTTGAGCAAAAGTCTTTCCTGTCTCATACATCTGCTCTGCAGAAGTACCATACTCCTTAACTACAGATCTAAAGCCATTTATAAATCCTTCATTTACCTCTTTTACTTTCTCCTCTACTGTTTCGACAGAATCACCTAATTTAGATAATGAATCACTAACTTTATCTACTTCCACTTTAGCTGTATTGGAAGAATCAATCAAAACTTCCTTTGTTTTTGCACCTGTTTCTTTTACTTTCTTATCTATTTCAGATAACCGTTTCTTTACATGTCCAGCAATATTATTAGCAGCATCAGAAACTATCCCAACAACTACTTTTGCGTCACTCTTCATTATAGATGTAGTTTTCTTTACAATAGAACCTGCTTTCTCCACAGCAGGAGAAAGTTTACTTTTCACTACATCTGCAACATCACTAGAGACTTCCTTGGCTTTCTTGAGCAACTTGAGAACTAAATCAATCAACTTCGATACTAAAGGTATCTTTTTCAAAGCATCTGATATACTGATAAAGATACTTACTATTCTTTCTTTTATCCAGTCAAATTTAAGCTTATCTTTCAACCAATTCCAGAGAGTTGTTATCTCTGTTCGAATCTTAGTAGATAAATCTTTTATAGAGTCCCAAACTCCTAGAGCAACAGCTTCTATCTCTTCCCAATGCTTAGCTGCTTCATATACTGCAAGAATTGCTGCTTCAACTCCTAACATAACTGCTATTATAGGACCTCCTGCTGTAGTGACCGCTGCTACTCCTAATGCTAACGCTCCTAATGACGTAGTTACTATTGCTATTGCTTCAGCAAGCTTAACCAGTGCTTTAGTCAATCTAGGATGTAGATTAATCCAGTTCATCATTTCCTTAACAGTTGTAATCATATTAGTTAAGAAATCTTTGACTGCAGGAAGTAGTTTATTTCCCAACATTACTGCTAAAGCATTGAGAGCTTGCTTTGCTTGGTTGAATAAAAATCTAGCGGTATCAACTTGTTTATTGAAGGCCGCTTGAGTAAGACCCACACTGTTGAGCATTAAATTGTAATCTTTTGTATACCCTTCAAGATCCCCCAATGCTGCTACCATTCCTCTTAAACCTCTAATATTCCCAAATATCTGAGCTAACTGTTCCGCCGAAGCATCCTTCAACTTTTTCATGACTCCAGTCAAACCTATAGTTCTGAGAGTATTAGTATTTAGTTCTAATCCAAATTGCTTAGCTACTTTAACAGCTTCTTCCTGGGGTTTCAAGAAGGCTATCAACATGTTATTTATACCTACGATGGCATGAGTTGTTTCCATACCTGCTCTGGTGATAGTAGATATAGCTGCTCCTAATTCTTCAAATCTCAATCCTGACTTAGCAGCAGAAGCAGCTACCATACCAATAGTAGGAGCCAGTTCTGCAAAAGTGGTTTGTCCTCTCTTGACTATACCAAACAATTCATCTGAAATCATTGCTGCTTTTTCTGCACCAAGTCCATAAGAATTTAGAATAGTTACTATTGCCTTAGCTGCTGTACCAGTATCAGTTATACCAGCGGTAGCTGCTCTTGCTGCCACTGCTAGTGTATCTAAAGCTTTTTCTGGTGCTATTGAAGCAGATAGAATATTATAAAGTCCTTCAGATAATGTTTTTGTGGATTCACCGAATTGAATTGAAAGGGTTTCTAACCCCTTCTCATATTTCTTCATGAGCGGCATGGTACCTTCATCCAACATAGTGGATACTTGGGCTAACTCTGCTTCAAAGTCTGCTGCTTTCTTGGTCAGTAACCCAAGGGTGGTACTCATAGCCGCCCCAGCTACAAAGAATTTCCTTCCTCCTAGACTAAAATTTAGATTAGAAAGTCTAGTAGATAGCTTTTTGACACTATCTTCAGCTTGCTTGATCATAAGATCAAACTGCTTCTTGTCGAGCTTCAAGCGAGCGATCAATGACCCCGCATCGAACATCAGTACTTACCTTTCCATTTCTTTAAGGCAGCAACATCCGCCTCTTGGTTACTGCCTTCTAGAAACTCTAGATTATACTTGAGTTTCTTCACATACTCAGGTGAGGCATTACTGGCATAAGCATGACTCAATTGTTCTTGCAATTGTATTATTAGCATATCCCTAGCCTTCACCTCGAAGAGGACATAGTCAATCTCATCAAGGAGGTATCGTTCCGTAACGCCATAGAACCTGCACATCTTGTTGATTAACAAACTTAATCGCTCTTTCCCTTTCTTTTCTTCTTTGGCAAGTTTTTTTCCGAGTCCTGGTCGTTTCCTTCTTCCTTCAACCCGTAACACTCAGAAATCATCTCCATTATCTTAGCTAACTGAGCTTCTGTGCAGTCATATAGCTCTTCCTTTTCCAATCCATCAACTGCGAGTACACATAAGTCAATTAAGGTATTGACAACCTTCTCAGGATCAGTCTCCTCAGTGAGACCACTACCAAGTTTTATGTACTCCATCCTCTTCCTTACAGTTGGTCTACTAATGACATACTCTTTTCCATGAAGCTGGAACTTAGTTTCCTCAGGAAGATAAATCTCCTCAGCATCTAGATTGACTATGTCCTTTGCCATAAAATCACCTCTCTATTTTTTATTAGGATGCAGGATCTTCAATTGAGAACAACTGGTCTCCTGCGTCCCTAGTGTCATCCAAAGTACCCTTGAAGGTTATACCTACCACTTTCTCAGCGTCAACTGCGTAATTAACCTCAAAGTTAGCTACAGGAACAGCCTTGTAAATGGTCACCTTGTAGCCTGCTGCAGAGTATACCGGGTCAAGAACTAACTCCTTACCAACTATCTCTGAACCAACAGTGTCCCCGTAAGTTCTCTTTTCACTGCCTCCTGAATCAGCATTAGTCAGAACAGGAACTGCGGCATCAATCTGATCAAAAGAATGTTGAGCAAGAGATACATCTACCTCGACCGCATATCCCATGTCATACTCTTTTAGAGGAATTGAACCATACTCATCCACAGTTACCTCGTACTGATTAGGGATTATCCTCAAGGTACATCCACCCTTGGTATAACCTAAATCCACACTGTTATATGAAACTCTGCATATTCCTAATTTGATTTCGGTGACATCACCGTCTTGTACATTCGCCATCTCAGTTTCTCCTTTCTATTTATTTTTTCAAAATTGATGATACTTGTACCATCATTGTTTTATGGAAAATTCTTCTGCGACTCTTGGAATCAATCTCTACCAAATCATTTTGACTTCCAATAGTTGCTCGAAGAAACTTCCAATTAGTTAGTTCCACATTAGTTTGGTTGTGCACCAAATCTACTATTCTGTTGAATATATTTTCAGCTACTAAAGAACTAGTAGCAAAAATATGAAGGGTATAAAACTCCATTGGATGTTCTACTATAACAGTTTCTGGAAGAACTGGTCCTGAACTCATTTGATATACTACATAAGGAAGCTCTACCTTCTCAGGAGGAGAAATCTCATACATCTTCTTATCTGTACTGGTTGCACCAGTAAGAGACTGAAAGGTAGTGTCTCCCGTTATAGTAGAATACAACCATTCCTTCACTTCTTTCATTTTCTAAACCTCGTTGACCACATGTTTAGAGCTTTGCCCCAATTCTCCTTGATTGTTTTAAACAACCAAGGCCTTGGAGCTATACTAAACGTCCCGAATTCCAACAATGTTTTTCCATATTTTTTATTTGTTCCAACCCTAACTTCTATAGAATTTCCTGATCCTACAACTTCATGTGTTACACTTGCTCTGAGTAAACCTGTATCAGGAGCTGGAGGTTCACCCGGAGCAGATGCTTGATGGGTTATTCCTCTCCTTGTATACACTCTACCTGTTCCTGGATGAGACAATGTCATCTTAACTTCTTTTTCCATCATAGCACCTATTTCCATAGCAGCCGCTTTACATTTCCTAGAGTATTCTTTTTTAGCTTTCTCAATCCCTTCTACAAACCTCTTAACATCTACAAAAACACCACCAGCTACACTTTTCATTTTGTTAGATACACCTCCACATGATGTTCAGCAGCCGCAACATCATCATCCACCGAAACTACCCTCAAATATGTTCCATTGAACAATACTTTATCTCCTTGTGATATATCCGTTCCATATTCGAAGAATCCTATGTATTCTCCTACATCATCTCTTCCCCTTATAAGGGATAGAAGAGTATTGGACCTTTGCTGTATCCTACATTTTATGTCACTATTCACAAGAGTAAGATTTTCTGTTGGACCTCCCATAGAGTCATAGGATACAGAAGGCCTGTAGATATCACATGTCTGATTTAACAACCCTACAATTCCCATCTTCTTGAAAACCTCTTCAATAACTCATCCATAGGAGGAAAACCTCGGATGTCTGCAATCTTGTACGAATAATTACCAATCCTTTCCGATTCTTTGTCCTCCAGCCCTCTTCTTTGCCAATAATACGCTACAATTTGTAAACAGATTCTCTGTAAGTCAGGATATTCTGGAGCAGTTAAATCATACCCCGCATTGTACTTAAGAAGAACATTCTTCTTTCCTTCTGTAAAACCGTAGCTATAATACAATTCTCCGCTAGGCCACCATTTGTATCCAGAATCATCATCATAATCATCATTCGTACAAGTTATTTCAGTATCGTCAACACTTAGATACGAAATGCTGTTAATTGGATATTCAGGAAGCCACAAAGTACTTGTTCCATTCCCATTTCTGATAGCTTCCTTGTCTCCTTTTGTATAATCATAATCTCTCGCAAACAATTTCCTCCTTGTTTGCTGCTCCATCAAGGAAACTACTCCGTTAGTAATCGTCTCTAAATTCTTCCCTATATCAACAGTAACTGATGAAATACCTAACCAACTTTCAACTTGTTCCAACGTTACTGGACAATAACTCAGTAGTCCCATTTTCTTCTCCTTCTAAAAGAGACTGTACCGCTTCTACTACTTTTTCTACTTTAATAGCCCTCATACATTTGTTATCTTGGCATGTAGAAAACACCCAGTGAAATTGACATGGAGCACATGCACAAGGACTTCTTACTATTCTATAATCCTCAGTAAAATAAGGCCCACTTTTTGATACTATCGTTGGCCCAAATAAAACTACCATTCTCTTCTGTAATAAATCTCCTAAGTGCATTATACCTGTGTCATTCGCTATAAACAAATCACATTGATCCAATATCTTCGCTGTCTCTGTGATTGTTGTTTTAGCAGCATAATTGTGAACCACAGGAAACTCCTCAGCTAGTTTCTCACCTTGTTCCTTTTCTGCTTCTCCTCCAAGGAAGTATATTTCACAATCATACATAGAAGATAATAAACCTACCAAAGCAGGAAGTTTATCCCATCTCTTCCTTTCCCAGTTGAAACGAGAACCAGAAAAAGCTCCATTACATAGAGCTATCTTTAACTTATCAGAATCCAAAATAGGACCTTCAGCAAAAGGAAAATCCTTCACTGGCAAAGGAGCTTTTATTTCTGGACAAAACTCCTTTGCCGCTAGCCAATAAAGGTCAACTTCATGTAATCTACATTCCCTCCAAGGAATACTGATATCTCTAACCAATTCTACATCCACGAACTTCTTGTAAATCAAAACTGGAGTAACATGAGGAAAAGCAAATATCTTATCATGAGAAAAGACTTCTTCTAAATCTCGATAGAAGCTATAAACATTTTTTATCTTGTCCCATTTCTCCGCAATCTTCTTAACTACAGTTGTACTACTTGAGGTATCTCCATCATCCAATACCAAACTTATGTCATAAAACTCTGACAAGCTCTGTAATGTAGGCATAAGCAAAATAAAATTGCCTAATCCATTTCTAAAGAATGTTGCCAATGTCTTCTTTTCCATGTTTACTCCACTTTCCAAAAATACTCATAATGAGCATAAATTCCTTTCTTATATTCCGACTGAAGAAATCTCTTCTGAGACCTGTGTACTTGTATCAGTCGGTCTTTTATCTCCTTTTCAGCATTCCCTATTTTAATAGTATGAGAAGGACTATCTGCTTCTATATCAGAACATTGATACATTACTTTTGTAGCATCGGTTCTCAGATCCATGCAAACCTTTGCTATCCTTTTTCTATCAAGATTCTCACTGTTTATATGAGGAAAATATATAACTGATGGTTTCAGTCTTCTGTTCAAGCGAATCAAATCTTCCAT